TTTCAGCCTCCGCTTGGGCTGCTGCTGCCTGGGCTGCAATCAATGCTGCTGTCTCTGCCTGTATTCTTGCTGCTTCTGCTGCTTGCGCCGCCGCTTGTGCTGCAGTTGCTGCTGCAATTTCTGCTTCAGTTGGTCCAATTGGTACTGTCACTGTTGATGTTTCGCTAGGCGAAGGCGTTGTTACGGTTGTTGTTTCTGTAGGAGTTGTAACCGTTGTAGTTTCGCTGGGTGTTGTTACAGTTGTTGTTTCGGGTGTTGGTGTTGGTGTTGGTGTTGTTGCAGTTGATGTTTCAGATGTTACAGTTGATGTTTCGCTAGGTGTAGGTTCTGGTGTAGGTGTAGGTTCTGGAGCAGGGGCTACATATGTAGAACCAGTAACAACATTTGAATTTGCAGAGTAAAGGGAGAAGGTATCGTTATCTGATCTAATATGAAATGACCAGACTGTTCCTGCTGGCATAAGTCCATCTAGCAAGGAATGGTCAATTGTAATTGTTGTATTTAAAGAGTTTGGTCCGCCAACATTTCCAGTAGCAATTCCCCAACCATTACATCCAGAACAATTAAAACTTATTGCATATCTTTCTGGTTGTGTGTTACCAGTGTCGGGTGCTTCCCAGTTTAATATTGTTGAGGTTTCTCCACTAATAATAGTTAAATTTCTTGGAGGTCCTATTGTTTTTACTACTGGTGCTGCTTGAGATGTAAAGGCTTCTGCTGGGATGATCTGCATTGATCCAGATTGATTCCAATTAAGGAATACCTTTGCTCCCCCGCCATTTTCATAATACATTAATTCTATTGTTTTAGGTACTCCTGCTGTGAAGGATATTGGATCAGTTGTAGTTCCTCCGCCACCTTTGTCAACCCAGTCATCTGCCACCAAGACTCCATCAATGTACAGCCTAGTTCCATCGTCTGCTGTTGCTAAAAATGATATTTCTTGAGTAGAATCACTTCTAATTGACCCTGTAAAGCGCACAATAACATCCTCTGAGGGGCCACCTAAGACACTGCCAAGACCCCATTGAAAGTCAATGTTGGGTACATTAGTAGTGACGACTGGAGAGGCTCCCTGGGGTATGTAGGGAGAACCATTTTGTCCTAGTACATTATAGACCTGAGCAGTTAAACCTTCTGCTGCGTGGGCTTTATCAATTATTAAAAGCAGGGGAAATAGAGCAAGGGATAATACCAATGCTACTCTCAATAACTTTTTAATACTTAACTCCTTATAGTCGTAGTGGTGATATGACTATTAAGGCTATTATATCATTTTTTAGGTACAAAAAAGAGGGCTAGCACTTGGCTAACCCCCTTAATTGTTGGACTAATTAAGCCTTAACCTTCTTTTGGATCTTTACGACCAAAGCGGTTAGTGCTGTGATTTGCTTCTTAAGTGAAGCAATTAGTGCAGATACATCTGCAGACAATTTAGCAACTGCATCAACTGCAGCCTGTGCCTGTACTGTAGCAGCATCTGCAGCCTTTGAAGCAGCAATCGCTGCATCTGTAGCAGCCTGGGCTGCCTTTGCTGCTTCTTCAGAAGCCTTTGTAGCAGCCTTTGCTGATGCATTAGAAACTTCTGCTGATGCTGTTACTACAACCTGTCCAGCAAGTGGAAGTGAAGTTCCGCCTGTTGCTGAGATTTTAACAACGTTTTCAGCCAAAGGCATAAATACCTTGTATGACTTAACAGTTGCTGTATCTGTTGTAACTGAGGTTGCAGTTAGTACATCAGATGATGATCCAAATGCATAGTTAGGAACAATTCCACCTGTAGCAAATAGGTTAGCGTGTGTCTTTCCAGATACTGGAAGACCTGCTGCATCAAGAACCTGAACTGTGATAGTTGCTGCTTCTCCTGGAAGATAAACTTCCTTATCAAATGACAACTTAACAGTTGCTGCAGTTCCCTCTACACGAGTAGAAACTGGAGCAGATGATACTGTACCTGACTTAACAGTTACAGCGACTCCGCCTGTCTTGACTCCTGTAAGAGTGAACACTGCTTCACCATTTACGATTGTTGCTGCAGTTCCTGAATCGGATACCACTGAAACATCGCTTGAGAAAGCATTGAGTGTTCCTGCTCCAACTGTTACTCCAGCAGCATCATATGCCACTGCCTTAATTGTTGAAGCATTTGATCCTGTTGCAATAACAGGCTTGACTGCTGTTGCTACGATAGATGCAATATCTCCGTAGAATGTTACCTTCTCAGTTGCAAGAACTGCACCTGTAAGGGTTGTAAGAGTAATTGTTGATACTCCTGCTGTACCGTCAGCAAATACACCAATGTAATTTCCTGTTGGAATAACTACTGAGCGACCAAGAGCAGTCATAGTTGTAGCATTTGTGCCATAACCAATCATACCTGTTCCTGAAACTGTTGCAAGAATTGACTCAGTTGCTGCTCCGCCTGCTGCATTCTTAGGTGTAACAACGATTACCGCTGCTGCATCTGTTGAAGTAGTCTTTGGTGCATAGACTGTGGCATCTGCTGTTGCAGTTGTTACTTCGCCAGAGTTAAGAATTGATGTTGTTGTTGCTGCAGAAGGTGTAACATCTGCTGCTTTAACTGTTACTGTCCACGCAACTGATGGACCTGTTGCTGGACGAGTTGTAAGAATACGTGCTTCGTATGTACCCGCAACTGTTGGTGCTACCAATGAAACTGTAAACTTTGCAGTTACATATCCTGGTGTTCCAACTGTTGAGTTAACATCTGCTGAAAGGCTTCCTGCTGCAATTGTAACTACAGAGGTTGTTGTTTCAAGCAATGAGAGTGTTGCACTCTTTGATGAGCCTGATGGCTGTGCAAAAATAGCAGATAGCACCGTTGCTGTGTCTGCTGCTGTTTCTGAAATAAATGACAATGTTACTACTGCTGTAGCAGTCTCACCTGCAGTGATTGTATCTGTAGCAGAGTCAATCGTTAGTGCTGGTGCAATTACAGCAGCACTTGTCGGAAGTGCTGACATAACGCCAAAGGACATTGCTGCAGCGAGTCCTAGGGCAATTTTCTTAAATGAATTCATCTTTCTCCTTGTTTGTTTTATTCCAGCCTTGAGGCTAGAGATTTTATATTAAGTTGAATTTGTCTAAGAAATCACGAACATCGTCCGTCATTTGCTTAGGTTCTAATTCTACCATAGATCTACGTTTCTCTGCAAGTTGAGCAGAAGAAGAAGACCAAGTGTGTACTTCAATGACTGTATTAGTAGTCTTTGGGGTATGTGATATTGCCCCAAATACTGATCCAGCCAAAGCATCTGCCAAGTCTTTAGACTTCTTACGGGGGTGATCTACACGATTACCCTTCATAATCTTTAACTCAGACATTTCTTCTAGCAATATTGGGATCATAGGAATTGCTACACGCTCTTCGTATATCATCATTGCTAAATCTTCATAGTGTTTTTTTGCAACAGAAACTGTTTCAGTTCTTATTCCCACTGCCTGTAGTTCATTCTGAATATCAAATGACTGCCAACGGTCAAAAGAAACCATTCCAATATTAAATCCTTCTCTGCGAAGATTAATAATCCAATTCTTTACATCAGATAGGTTAACTGGGCCTTCTGCCCTTGGTTCCCACCAAGCAACAGCATCTACTACTACCATTGGAGCCACTTGTTCATAGTCTTTAATAACCTGAATGTTTACCCACTTGTCTACGTGAGAAATTGCTACTGCACACTTATCATGCTTTTGTGCAAGGTCGGCGTGAATATAGTAAACCTTGTCTGGGTCTGGCTTAAAGGCCTCATCAAACCTTCTAAACTGGTCTAGAGGATTTCTTAGTGTCATAACTTTTTCTAGTTTAGTTCTATCCTTAAAAAATGCATCTGATGCATACGTAGGCATACATGCAAAGCGCATCATTGCATCTGCAAGGTCTGTGTAAAAAGCAATCTTAAAGTCATCAATCTTTCTGGTAGGGTTTACTTCCCAAGTTGGTCTTTTAAATGCTAATACCCTTGGAATTTTGTATGAAAGAATAGTGTCTTCATCCCAAGAAATTTCAAACCTATTCCCTGGATCTTCGTGTGGCAGATCTGGATTCATAATAAAAGTATGCTTGCGCTCAATAGTTTCTTTTTCAGCAATGACTGATTCATATCTTTGTGAAATAAAGTCGCCCTGATAACGGGGGAATGAAAGAAGAACAACCTTGCCAAGATCAGGGAAGCGAGAGTCTACAGTACCACGAAATGCTTTATAGATATTTTCAGCAGTCTTGCCCTGCTCATTTCCAGTTCCAACCTCTGATGCAAAGCCAGAGATCTCATCAAGGACTGCCATAAACAAGTTCAAACCTTCGTGTGACTCACGCTCTGAGTGACCAGAGTAAACAGTTACAGATTTATCAAAATCAATTGAGTCTGCCTTAGCATTATACTTTCCAGCAAACCAAGGGGATCTTTCAATCTTAGATTTAAAACCTTTAAAGAAAACATTCTTAGCCTGTTGAGCGTTAATAGCCACGTTAATAATATCAATAGCATCTCCTGCTGGCTTGCCATAGTACACTGCTGGGTCTTTAAGGCATAATAGTTTATACACAGTGTATGCACATGCTACTGTGGATACGAAGTCTTTTCCAGATCCCTTGCCAAGTTGCAGGATGATTTCATTCTTAGTGTACTTATTAAAGTATGCTTCTCCAGCATCCCCCATAATATCTATAAGATCTTCTTTGCGATAAATCTGACTCATTGCCTCAACAATTTGATACTGAATATCTGAAAGTTGTGGTTGTCCAAGATAGTCTGGAGACTCAACAAATGTCTTTGCGTCAACAGGTTTTTCAACAAAATGATTTTCCTTCAGTACTTCAAGGAACTCATTGAACATCGTGGACAACTGTAATCACTTCCCCTTCTTTAGCAATAGCAGAAAGGCGTTGCATAATAATATCACGAATTTCTGGATGCTCAGAAGCAATATCTCTTAAGATTCCAACAAGAACTTCTTGACGGCGTTCAATCTCAACCATCTCTTCTGCCAGTTCTTTATTCTCAAGAAGACCAGCCTTTTGTAGCATATCAATACGCTTAGACTCAATATCCATAACAAGTTTAATTGCTGCAGTTTTTGCACTAAGGTTATTAGTCATAGAGGCTTCATCAATAACCTCATAAGACTTTCCAATTAGCCTTGCATAATGTGCATCCATAGCAGCAAGAGCCTCTTTTGCACGGGCACGAATAGCATCATTTGCAGATGCCATAACTTTCCACTCGTTAATTAAAGATACAACACGAGTTCGTGGAATGTCTAGTTCTTTTGAAATAACTGTAGGGTCGTTACCTTTTAAATACTCACTGACAACAGTGTTGACCTGATCAAGATGTTTTACTAGATCATCTTCAGTTGACATATTTTCCCTCTAGTCTATTGATTTCATCTTTGATATAAAAAATTGCTTTCTCTAAGTCTTGAATAGTTTTAGACTCATCCTTAAGTCCTGCTCTCCACAAATACTTAAAGGCATTACCAACATTAAAATTGCGATGGCGAGTAATCTGAATGCACTCAACACCAGATGGGTCGGTAGTGTAGTGTGCTGGATGGTTTACTTGATCTACCGTAATATTTAGATTGTCACTCATCTTCTTCATCCTCTTCCCATTCAAATGCTTCTGGCAAACCTTTTAACGCTGTTATGACATAGGTTAGTCCTACTGCTCCAGCAATACCCAAACCAATAACTATTTTTTGCATTTTATTCATCGTCTTGACTTCCTTAGTCCGAATTTAGCAAGGTATACATAAATAGTTTCTATGCTTGCCCCACATTCTTTTGCAATTTCTTCTGGAGATTTCTTATCTACAAGGTATCTTTTGCGAAGCCAAACTTCGTTTGTGTATAATTTAGCCATCAAAAAACTCCGAATCAAATTTCCACTTCATTACTTTTGGACCTGTGTAGATCATCTCATACATTTTTGAATTAAAGTCTTCTGACAACATCTCAAACATACGTGGCGATACCTCTTCTAACTTGTCCGTAATAGAGTATAGCATTTCTCCAGTATCACCGTCAATACCGTCCATTTCAATAGCCCCCATCAACAACAGGTGCTCTAGAAAAGCAGCCTTTTTAACATCGCTATTCATTGCCAATAGCCTTTGCCCAGTTTTTTACAGCCCAATGCCCAATACCACAAGCATCGGCAACATCATTATCAGTAATAGCCCTATCATACTGAAGATTAATAAAGTTTATAGTTCTTTGTTTTCTTAATTCTCTCTCATTAGCCTTATGCCAAGCCTCTGACTTACCTGGATTTTTAGATCTTAAAAAAAGTTTTTCATCTTTAGAAATCTTTTTATTGCCAATAAAGTTTTGCCATGTGATTGGAGAAACTTTTCCAATAGTATTGATCCCAGACTGACCTGCTGCACCCAACAAAGCACCCTGAACTAATGCAAGGTCTGCAGCAGTTTT